GTGCTGTTGATCGTTTAGCAGATTCTTTTGTTGATTTAATGGTTACAGGAAAAGCTTCGTTTGGAGATTTAGCACGATCAATTTTACAAGACTTACAAAGAATGATACTAAAAGCATTATTATTCCAACTTATATTCGATCCATTTAAAAAAGCACTCGGTTTAGGAGATGGCGGTGTTGTTGAGGGTGGTGAAGTAACAAAGAGTGCTAAAGGAAATGTTTTTGCACAAAATAAAATTGTTCCGTACAGCTATGGGGGAGTTGTTAATCGTCCATCCGTATTTCCCTTGGCGCGGGGAGGTGTTGGTTTAATGGCTGAAGCGGGTTCTCCAGAAGCAATCATGCCATTAAAACGTGGTAAAGGAGGGAGACTTGGAGTTGAAAGTACAGGAGGAATGGGTAATGTGGTAGTAAATGTTGATGCTAAAGGCACTTCTGCACAAGGCGATAATTCTAGATCAAAAGAATTAGGTCGAATGATAGGAGTTGCTATTGAAGCAGAACTTGTTAAACAAAAACGACCTGGAGGAATTCTTTACAACTAATGGCAACTTTTGATGCAAATACAGTAGGATCAGATGTTTCTCCAAGTTATTCTCCTGTTTTAGAAATTAAACCACAAGTTACAACGGTCAAAATGGGCGATGGTTATGAACAGCGTTTACATAAGGGGTTGAATGTAGCACCAAGAATATGGAGATTAAGTTTTGATAAAAGAAATAATTCTGTAACTACAAATATTTTAAATTTTTTAGCATCTTCTACAGGAGGTAATAACGGACAAAAAGCATTTGATTGGACTCCTCCATATGGACTTACAGGTAAATGGAAATGTGAGCAATGGTCTGTTACTAATGTTTCATATGATTTAAATGATATAAGTTTAGAATTTATAGAGGTATTTGAAACATGAGTGTTTTAATATCTGAATTACAGAAAACAGATCCAAGTGCAATTATTGAATTATTTGAATTGCAATTATCTCAAAATTTACATGGAGCTACAACTATTTATAGATGGCATTCTGGGCTAGCAACAAATTCAACAGGTGAGTTGGTTTTAGATAATGTTACATATAATGCTTTACCAATTGAGGCAGAAGGATTTGATTATAAAGGTGGCAAAAATCAACAATTACCACGACCAACATTAAGAGTTAGTAATTTATTAAGTACTGTAAGTGCTATTCTTTCTAATGTGAATTCTGTGACTCCACATAATAATTTAATAGGTGCAAAAGTTACAAGAATAAGAACACTTGCTAAATTTCTTGATTCTTCTAATTTTGGCCCTGGCACAACAACTTATAATGTAACTGTTGTAAATAGTGGTGGAAATAAATTTGCATTAAATGGTGTAACAAATCCAACTATTACTTTAGTAAAAGGTGGTACTTATATTTTTTATCAGCATGATTATTCTAATGCTGGACATCCAATAGCTTTTAGGCAAACTAATGACACATCTTATGTTGCAGGTGTTTCGACAACAGGTACACCTGGAACAGCAGGGGCTAGAACAACTTTTACTGTTCCAGCTAATGCTCCATCATCATTGAAATATTATTGCACCGTTCATGGTAATGGTATGGGTAATAACATAACAATTTCAAATTATTCTAATCCTGATGCAAATGCATCAATAAGATTTCCAGATGATGTTTATTATATTGATCGTAAATCATTAGAAAATAGAGAATTAGTTGAATTTGAATTAGCAGCAGTTTTTGATTTATCAACTGTAAAAATTCCTAAAAGACAAGCTTTACCAAGTATTTTTCCAGGTATAGGATCGTTCCATGCATGATTGGCAATTAAAAGCAGAGCAACATTCAAGAGATGGTTTTCCTAGTGAGGTATGTGGTTTAGTTGTATGCATTAAAGGAAAAGAAAAATATATGCCTTGTAAAAATTTATCTGTAAATACATTAGATCATTTTATTATTGACCCAGAAGATTGGGCTAGAGCAGAAGATAATGGAACAATAATGTCAGTATTTCATTCACATCCTTATCAATCTCCTAACCCAAGTGAAGCAGATAAAGCTGCTTGTGAACTTACAAAGTTACCTTGGTATATATATGGTGTTGGAGTTAATAAATGGTATGATTTCAAACCCTCTGGATACAAGGCTAAACTTATTGGACGTAAATGGGTTTGGGGGGTTCATGATTGTTGGACATTAACAAAAGATTATTATGAAAGTAAAGGAATAATACTTCGTGATTGGGATCGTCCTAACGATCCAGAAGAGTTTAGAGAAAATCCATATTTTGACAAATGTTTTAAGGATACTGGATTTAGACAGTTAAGTA